CTGCACCTACATAAGCCACATTAAATACCCATTTAGCAGGTGTGCTTACACCGTCATAAGGCACTTCTGATGCCTTTTTATAGATTCTGCTGCCCATTTGAAAGGCTGCTACCTGTTTACAGGCTTTTTCAGTCACGCCACCTATTAGTAGCACTTCAAACTTTCTAACCACAGCACCAGTGTTAGCATTTTCTTTCACATCTGGTAGCCACCCGGTCACTACACCACCGGGTATAAGGCTTACATATTCATTTTTGACACCAAGACCTAGAAAACCTAGCACGGTATCACCTACACGTGCCTTTCTAAGTAAGTCATGCTTAATAGCTATCAGTGGTGTCTTGTCAACTATGTAGCCAGTGGTCATTATTTACACCTTGTCTGCTGGTATTCATCACCACAGCAGCCCGGTCTGCCAGAAAATTCTGCACGTATGGCTATAGCCATATCAGATGCCCTGCTGCCCATAGAACCACTACCCATAGGTGGGTAAATGGTGTATAAGGCTAGTTCTAGTTCATTATCTATAGTGCCTTGTGTTTCATATTCAAGTTCACCATTTAGTTTTGCCTTCTTGCTGCCTTCATCTGACACATTCTGCAAGATGGCACGTAAAAAAGCTGCATCTATACCAGTAGCAGCAGCTAATTTAGGCTGAATATCTACATACCTGCCAGCCATTTTATGTTCTGCCAAGTATTTCAGTAAAAACCTTTGCAATGTAGCCACATCATCTGATGCCATTTTACTGGCATCACTGTATGGCTGTGGTTCTAATTGCAGTTTAGCTGCTGCTATCTGTGGTATAGTAGGCATTTTGTTATCTTCCTAAAGCCATCAAAGCATTTAGCAGTGGTTCTTTGGTCATAGTTGAATAATCAGCTATAAGCAGTTCACCATCTTCACCTTTTTCTTCTTTAGCCATTTCTTTCAGTTCTGGCACGGTGTATTCTGACAGTTCACCTTTAGTCATACCTTTGTATGTAGTGCTGCCACCAGAAACTGTGCCACCTGTATCAGCATCACTGTTAGTGCTATCACCAGCTTGCTGCCCACCAGTGTTAGTGCTGACTTGCTGCCCGGTCTGCTGCTGACCACCAAAGCTGCCTAAAAAGCCACCTTGATTTTCACCAGAAGCACCTGCTGCACCTTCACGGGCTGCATCACCACCAGCTTCACTGCCCGGTGCTGTAAAAGGTTCACGGCTGCTATTAACATTAGCACCCACCACACCAGTGCTGCTGGCATCTACACCAGTGACAGCTTTTAAGCCTTCATCACCAGAAGTAAACTGTGTGAACAGTTCGCTAGTAGGTGCAGCACTTCTGATGCCATTAGCAATTTCAAAACGGCTCACTTCATCTGGTGTAGCTTCACGTAAAGCACCCACAGTAATAAGCCTGCCTATGTCAACACCGTTTTTCTGCATGTCTTGCAGCTTTGTTTCATCAAGCAAGTTTAGTTCATCTTCACCACCACGTATCATGTCAGTGTTATCATTCTTACCAGAAAGACCACCTATATGGTGCATGACACGGGCATATTTTCTTTGTTCTGTATTTTCAATTTTTCCCATGATATTTTTTACCTTCTACTGGTTATTAGGTAAGGGTGGCAGCCACCAGCTAACTACCACCCACCGTGATGTAAGATAAAGCCCGGATTACAAAGGCTTACACGTTCATCACAACCATAGCAGACGGAAAGTAAAGCACCGCGCCACCATTGTGACCATCATGCACTTCTATTTCACGTGGCACTGCATCTTCACCTTTATCTACAATTTTCTGGTAAGCACCCGGTGCAGAATTAGGGTTATTAGCATTACGGGTCATCAGATAGTTACCAATAACACCACCATCTGTTCTGACACCCACCACCAGCACTTTACCATCACCGATATAAGGCACAAAGGTGTTAGTGTCATCTTTGTAGCCTTCATCATAAACTTCAAGCTGTGGCAGACCTTCACCAAGTAATACCCGGTTAATTTCATCAAGGTTCAGCACGCTGTTTAAGCCAGACGTTCTTCTACCAGCCACATCATTAGTATTAGTGTTAGACACTAATCTATTGAAGGTTACCCGGTTCATAATGGCACGGGCATTAGCACCAAAGCTGACACCCTTGCCACGTGATAAAAGCTGAATATCACGGAAATTTTTCAAAGGCACGGCTGTAGCAGAAGTAGCCCACGTAATACCAGCCGTGTAGGTATTTAACGTGTAAGTGTCAGTATGCAGCACTACACCATTAGCAGCAGCCACAGCAAAAGTGCCTGTGGTCAGCAAAAGCCAGCCTAACTGTTCAATACGGTCATACCGTCTTGCCAGCAGCCTATCTTGCCTTCTTGCCACTAAGTCAGTAACATCTACAGCAGCATTAGTAAGCTGCCCATAGTTACGCCTTTTGGTAATTTCTTGTTCATCAATTACCATGTGTTCACCATACACGCCCGGTTCAGCCACATAGCGTTTTGCACCTACGTGATGCACTCTAGGTGGTCTGCCATTAAGCCCACGCACTTGCTGCAAGCCTGTATAGTCATCTTCTTGTTCCCATTCTAAGGTGTGACTGTCAATGGTATCTATAGGCAGAATGGTAAATACCATTCTACGTGCTTCAAGGTTTGCTGCCTTGATAGCTGCCACTGTTCGTAACACACGGTTAGTAGGGTAAACTATTGTCTGTGCCATATTGTTTAGTTTTCCTTTTTATTAAATTTTGTGCTGTTAGAACAGCGTTTAGAACTGCAAGATACCATCAGCAGCAGAACCACTGATTAACAAGCCCTTAGTAGCAGTAACAATGGCAGCAGTAATAGCCGTGCCAGCATTATCTTTGCTAAGGTCTTTGGTCTGGAAACACAAAGCACCACCCGGTGCATAAGCAGACGTGTAGCTATCACCTACACCATCTTCTGAATATGCAGATGTTCCCATGAAGTGCCTGCCATCAGCGTTTACCACTATAGGGTATTCAAGAACCAGCTTTGCATTAGCATCTGCTGTCAGTGCTTGATATACACCCGGTGTGCCACTTTCTTCTACCCACTGCCCTGCAATATAAGTGCCTTCTACCAGCTTGATAGGCATGGTAGGTGTAGGTGCAGTGCCAGAAGGGTATAAAGGTAGCAGCTTTTTGCCAGAAATGTTTAATGTATTTAACATAAGTTTATTTTTACCTTTCCTTTTTACTGAATTTATGGGCTGGCTTTGACACCAGCCCGGTCTGTGCTACTACCCTACCCTAGCTGTTAAGCTGTGGTGCGTTTATAGCAAACTGTTTGAAAGCACCCTGTAAGTTTACAGGTCTGGTAACCTTGCCATCATTAGAAGCTACTTCTACTGTGCCAGCTTTCATAGCATGGGCTGCTTGCTGTCCACCTTCTGTCATATTTAACAGGGCAGTAACAGCATCAGCATCTTTCTGTGCTTCTGTTCTGGTATCCACAGCTTGCTGGTTATTGTTAAGAACCACAGCACCAGCACTGGCTACCTGTTCAGTCAGCATAGGGCTGGTAGGTCTAGCCTGTATGCTGGCTTTATATTGATTCAAAGCAGAAGGGTCAGCCATCTGACCTAGCTGAATGTATAGCTTTTGCACATCAGCAGCTTCTGCTGGTGTAATTTTGCCAGCATTAGCTGTCATAAAAGCATGACATTCAGCCGTGATAGCACGCATTAACAAGCCATTATCAGCAGTGGCTTGCTGCTGTGCAGGCTGCTGCTGCTGAAAGATAGCAGGCAAAGCAGGCTGTGCTTGTGCTTGCTGCACGGGTGCAGCTTGATTTTGAACAGCAGGTGCAGGGTTATTAACCACAGCAGGCTGCTGAACAGCTACAGCATTACCGTGTGTAGCTGCAAGGCTAATCAGTTCAGCCTGTGCAGCAGTATCAGTAATACCTAATTCTGCCAGCGTAGTCTTTTGTTCTTCGGGTGACAAGCCAGCAAGCATTTTACCTAAAGTGTCTTTAGTCATATTTTTGTATTTTCCTTATTTCTATTTGATTTTCCGATAAAGCACTAACAGCCGTTTGAAAATTAGCTACCAGTGTCTTATCTACTACTACAGCAAAAGTATTAGCTGCCTGTGGCTTGCCACCTTGCTGTAATTCTGTTATTAGCCCTTCATAACTGCCTAAACGGTCAGCCATGCCCACTGCTATGGCAGCTTCTGCAAACAAAATGCCACCTTGACCAAAATCAGCCAGCACAGTTTCATTAGATACAGCACGCATGGTAGCCACATCTTCTATGAACATATCACCAGCCGTGTCAATTTCTTCTTGTATCAAAGATTCACCCTTACTGGTATCAGCAGGCACATTTTTATTAGGTGCATGTTTGCTGGTAAATCTTTTCTGGTTAGGGTTTTTAGCTATGTTTGCTATGGCTAAGATACCTATACTGCCTACACGTGCAGTTCTGTGCATTATAATTTCATCACATGCCACAGCTAACCAGTAGCCAGCACTTGCACAAAGGTCACCTACATAGGCTTTAATGGGCTTGATGCCACGTGAAGCATAAATGATGGCAGCTAGTTCAGCTATGCCATTTACTTCACCACCGGGTGTATCAAAATCAAAGATAATAGCCTTTACAGCAGGGTCATGTAAGGCTGCATAAAAATCTTTTGCTATGGTCTGCACGCTGGCAGCAGCACCACTAATATCATCAAACAAGCCAGCACGTCTAAAAATGACACTGTAAACTGGAATGATAGCCACACCATCACGTATTTCTACTGTTCTGGTGTTCTGCTTTCTTTCACCACTATCAGTAGCTACTGCTTTTGGGTCAGTTAAACCAGCACAGATAGCTTCTATGATGTCAAGATATTCTGGTGTGACACCCCATGCTATAGTGCTGGCTATTCTTAATGCTGTAGGCACTGCTGTGCTAGGTATATTCATATCTATTTACCCTTAGTAGTGGTGGTGGCAGGCTGCTTACCTGCCTTGCCTTGTTTACTGTCAGCATCAGTGGCTGCCTTATCGGTCTTATCACCATCAGTGCTTTCATCATTACCACCATCTTGGTTTACTTGGTTAGCCTGCATCTGCTGCATCATCATTTTGGCTGCACGCTTTACTGCACGTTCTGCTTCTGTGGGCAGTGGTATGCCTAGCTGTGTAAGCACGTGGTCTAACTGTGATTCTGTCAGATGTGGTGCAAGCTGTGCCACTGCATTACTATCTTGTGACCAGTCACGTGCTTCTGTGTCACCGTAAGAAGTTTTTGGCAGTAGTTCATCTGCATCTTCATCACCAAAGTTATACCTAACCATAGGCTTAAATAGGTCATATCTGACCATATCAGCAGCCGTGTCACGTATGAACCATACTATGTAGTCTATTACCCGTGCCTGTGAACTGGTAGCACCTTTAGTCTGGTGTGTGCTATCACGGGTGGCAAGCTGCTGAAACAGAATAGCCATAGTAATTTCACTACCAAACTTATCTAAAGCCCGTGTAAATACTTCACCTTCACTGTTAGCTTCAAGCAAAGTAAATTCTGTGCCTTCTGGTGCTACACCTACTTGATGGTTACGCATCTTGGCAAGCATGTTAAGTAAAAACTGATGTGCTTGCAGGGTGATAGGTTCACCATTTTCATC